GCCAAAAATCTACACCACTGTAACTTGGCGAATCTGGCTGTGTAAATGTCACAGTGGCTGATGCTAGGTTACCATTAACTGTGTAGGCAACATTGGTAATGTCAATGTAGTGATTAAACACTTCAATAGGTGCTGGAGGCGGACTTGGAGGCGTTGTAATTGGATTTTGATTCTGTTCACCATTTTGATCACCAACACCACCACCATCTGGGGCAGTAGGATCAGTGCTGCCGGGTGGATCTAGTGGACTGGTAATTGGACCACCAGTGTAGGCATAACTTGGAGGATACAGACTTAGATCTATATCCTGCACTGGATAGATAATTTCTTCATATTTGGGAATGAATGGAGGAAGAATAATATCTTTTTCATTGGCTGTGGTATAAGGATAGATAAAATCTGGATTACGCACACATCCTAGATCAAAACTGTAGTCATCATTGGCTTTGATACTGACAACACGCCAAGGCACTGCATCTTCACCAGTGATAAATGTCAGCGTATTGCCTACTACTTGTATGTTGTCGCCGGGCTCTAGTTCCATGGCTTGACTGGTAACTTTTAAGTTAAGCGTTTCTTGATGACGGCTTTTTAGAAACAACAGTTTGGCCATATCATAGGCCATGGCATAGTTGGTAATTGTTGAAAATGTAGCACTGCCTTTGTTTACACGCCCACCATCAATAAACTGGTAAGCAACTCTTTCATTTTCTGTTGTAGGATAAGTTACTATGTTTGTTGACCATTTGCTGTTAGGATCAACATAGGTAACTTCGTATTCACTGTAAACTGTGTCACGAGGAATACCACCGTAACTGATATCACCAACAATGTTGTCAGAATTAAAAGTAGCCACAACCGTTGCTGAACCACTGGTAATGTCTAGGTCATTGCCAGCATCTTCTACTTTTAATTTGTATTTGCCCTGCACATATGGCATGTAACTACGGCAACCTTGTAGCAGTGTTTTGACATTGCCCATGAGTGTAACGCCAGTGTCTAACACCATGTTAGTGGTTAAAATTGGACCTTTAACACCGTTAATGTATGTGACATCTTGATTGTATTTGTTACGGGCAATTTGAAAACTGTTCCAATCAATTTCATCATTGGTCAGTCCTTTACCATACCAAGGATTGCGTAGGTAGTCAAGAATAATTTCTGCTGGGTTAGTTGAATAACGCTCTTTGCCTGCATTGATGCCATCAATGTAACTTTGACCAGCCACACTAGAATCAATAGGCATAACTCTGCGACCTAGTAAGTTTACTTTGATACTAGGAATATTTCCAGTAAATGGATTGTTGTCTGCTTCTGCTTGTGTTGTTACTTGTTTCCACTCATAACGCACAAACAATGTGGCCAAGCCGTTGTAGGCATCTGTGGTTTTCCAACCTGGTGCTTCTTTGATAAAAGCATTGGCGCCCACAGGACTTGAACTTGCGGCAGTGCCAAAGTTTTTACCATACCAAAACTGCATTTTAACACGGCCATTATACTTGCCTGAAGTGACATCAACTACTTCACCTCGATTCAATGCACCAATTATTCCTGCACTGGTAATGTCATTGTCATCAATGTATAGTGCGTGAATGCCTTCTACTGGACCTTCACTTAGCACATAAGCGACCCATAGATATTTGTTTTTGTCAGATCCTGTTGTGGCAAATGTAATAACACCGCCTACTTGTCGAAATCCATAGACCACAGGAATACTTTCTGTGCCGCCACCGCGTTTGGTAATTAACACACCTTCTTCACGCTGTGAATTATAGGCGCTCATGTCAGGCATACCAAAGCCACCAAGGAAAGGCTTGGTAACAAAGTCAAGAACTTTGTTTATTAACTTATCTCCTACCTTGGTCATGCCTAGGCCAAAACCTATGGCAGCACCTGCTGGTCCTCCAATAAAGAAACCAATGGTGCCTCCTAATATTGCACCACCAAGACGCTTAAGACCTTTACTCATTGATTAATTCCTTGCTCATAAGTAACATTGGCTTGTAGCCCATGTGTTCGTATAGTGTTCGTGATCTGTCTATGTCAATGCCTATGTCACCACCTGAAATGTATTTGGCATTGTAAGTTTGTGCCCACTCTTCAAATTTCTTTGTCAACAGTTTAAAGTTACTTAAATTTCTGTGGCTTTCTATTAAAAAAATAAAGTCAATGTTGGCAGTTAAAATTCGTTCATTCCATGGTTGACTGATTAAACAGCCAGCAATAAAACCTACTATGCGTTGGCCATCATAGATGTTAAACCAACAATATTCACCTCGACTAGCGTGTGCCTTAATAGTTTTTATAACTGAGTCTTCATCATACTCCGCTTCAATTTCTGGAATACTCTCAATGGCTTCATCTCTGTAATAGCCAAAGCAAATTACAGTTGAATCAAATTCATTAACATTCATTGGTCTTACAATCATAGTCTACCCCATTTGTATTCTGTGTTGCCTACAATACCGGCCTTTTCTAAACTTGTATCATACTTAACACCCTGAAGTAACCAGTTACTCTCATTATTGGTCTTGCGTCCTGCTGTTCTTTCAAAGTCAGCAAAGATACTAGAACAGTCAATGCTGATAGTGGCAGTTCTTGCTCCATCAATGACTTGGAAGTTATAGATCTGACCATCAAACACCATCAGTGGTGTGTCAAGAATTTGTCCTGTGGTCTTGCTGAGGAATGCCTTCCATACCACAACACGATTGCCCTGTATTGGATTGTTAATTAATCTAAGTTTTGTTGTTGAATCTAATGCAGATAAAATAATATTGAACTTGCCTACTTTGACTTCAATGTTTTCTTCAACACCACTGAATCCTAAAAACTCACCTTGGCTGATGTAAGTATTGACCCCTGCTGTGGGTGCTGTAGGACTGTCATATTCAATGTCATAGCCACCATTGCAGAGATAAAGAGGAACATCAGTGACTCCACTTTTAATATGCATTTCAACTAAATCAACACTGAAGAAACTGTCACTGTAATAGGCGTTTCTTGCATTAGGATGGCTAATATTATACGGCTTCATTACCAAACTTCCCTAAATGAAACTTCGATGTTGGTCATACCACCACTGCCCACAGTCCACTCATCTACATCTTGATCTAGGATTACTGTGAATGGCACTGCGTTTATAGTCAATACTTCATCTACAGCAACATTGGCCACAAGTTTAGCACTAAAGAATATTGTGGCTTCACCTGATGAATTACTAACTAGGTCATTGGTGCACATATAGACCTTGCTGTGACCATTAAACTTAAAGAAGTCACCGGCCTTCATAACAGTCTTACTAACACCTAGACCTTTTAATATTACTTGATAAGCACCTTTTGTAGCCGCAGTTTTAACTTTAATATTTCCTACAGCCTGTGCAAAATCTGCAGCCTTGTTGTAACTAATTCTAGGAAAAACAATTTGAAAACTTTCTGCCATGCCATATTGTTCAGCAATAAAAGCAGTGATTGGAGCGGCTTGACTAGGTGTTAAACTAGCATACTTGCCAGTCATAGTGTAAAAACTTACACCAAAGCCTGCACGGCGTTTGCGACCATTAACTGTTTCAGTGGTCTGTGTTGGTGTGTTAATCTTAAAATCAACACTTGAAAACTCTGGTGTATATGGATATGTTCCACTCATTGTATTATCCTCTTCTTCCTGATTCTAACATTGCGTCACTGATCACTGAACGAATTAAACCTTTACGACTTAACAACAAATCATCAAATCCACTGGTATCATTGGCTTGAATGTTAAATGTAACATTTACTGCTTCGCCACCGCCACCACCGTTAGGAATAATTGTGCCACTGGCTGATGGTTTGAAAATTTCAGGACCTGCTTCGCCAACAATGTATGGCATACCTGCGGCCACTGGACCACCTTTTTCTCTGCCTTGATATTGTTGACCACGAATTGCAGCCACATTGGCAAGACCAGCGGCAACGATTGTAGCGGCTGCGGCAAAACCTAATGCAGGACCAATAAATGGTATAGCACTCATGGCGGCAAATGCCTGTGTTGCGGCTTGGTATGTAGAAATCATTGCCTGTGCAATAGCCACTGCCTTTTGTGCTTCAAATGCTTTCTTGTTTTGTTTAGACATTGTGTCTAAGTTTTGATTCATTAGACCTAATATGCCCTGCATACCTACAACACCACCTTGACCAATCATTTGCACATTGGTCACGGCTTTTCTAGCGGATTCTAAAACAACCTTGTCAGTGACACCAGTCATCTGCATTTGTTTTTCTAACATATTGGTGCGTATCTGCATCATGTTATGTTGATGCTCACGCTCTAATTGTTGTAGTAATTGATTTTTTCTTTCTGCACTTAGCAATTCACTGTTTTCTAAGGCACGCTTTTGTGTTTGATATTCTTGTTCAGCGGCCAGTCTTGGATCTAATCTGCCAATAACACCAGTGGCTGTTTCAATCTGTTGTGCTCGACTCTGTGCAGTGGCACTGCCTTGTAACAATGCTCTTTGTTGTTCTGTGGCCAATAATTCTCTTGTGGCCTGTGTGTTTCTAACAGTGGCACGAACTTGTGCTTCCATTTCACTGGTAAACAAAGTGCCTAAACGCAGTCTTTCACGATCAACTGCTGACTGTTGTTCTCTGAGGTCAAGATCTTTGATGTTTAGACTGTTGACTTCAATTTGACTTTGTTTTAATCTATTGCTAAATTCAACCAATGCCTGTGCTTGTAGGTTTGTTTGTATCAATGTTTGATACTGTGCTCTATATTGGTTGTAGGTCTCAGCAGTAACACTGAGCCTAAATTGTTCTAATTGATTTAAGATCTGTCTTTGTCCAGCATCTTGTTCGCCAGCAACTAATATTGAACTTTGTAATTCTAAAAATCTACGCTTGGTATTGTTTGTTTCTTCCAACAATATTTTCTTGCGTATTTCTGTGGCAAGTTCACGCTCTAACTGTGGAGGAATTGCTTCGCCAGTCTTTTTATATTTTTCACGCTCTTTGGCAACTTCTTTTTCAACTTCTAATGCTAGGTTACGGATGCCAGTGTTTTGTGATTCAATGACATTTTGTGCTCGAAGTTGAGCAACAGTTTGTTGAATATTTTTATCAAGATCTAATGCTTGGATAGTGCGTTGTTTAGTAACCTTAAGACCTTCTTTGGCTTTCTTGTTAAGTTCTTCTTGGCTTTGTGTTGCTTTGTCAGTATTCTTGCCTAACAAGCCGGCCTCTTGTGCCGCATAACCTATGGCTGCTCCAACACCGGCTGCACCTAGTAAAACAGCGCCACCAGTTAGTATAGTCATGGCCACTGCGGCTGGCACTAATGCCGCAGTTAATGCTATGGCTGCTACTGTTAATCCACCTAACACACCAATTACCACGCCAGCATTTTTGCTCATGGCTGTTAATGCACTGGCTAATAATTTTGTAATACCTAATTGTTCATCAAGTGCTTTGACTGCTTCTGTTACACTAGTGCTGAAATTTTCCATAGCACTAGGCAAGCCTTGTGTAACCTTACCATAGTCATCAGCAATCATTGATGTTTCTAACAATGCCTTGCCAACAATTTCAGCACTGAGTCTGCCATCACTGGCCATTGAAATAAGTTCAGTTCTTGACTTGCCAGTTTGCTGTTCTAGGACCTTGAGTAAGTATCCATTGGTTTCCATAATGGTGCGGAATTCGTCACCATTCAATGTGCCCTTTTGCATGGCTTGTGCAAACTGATACAATGCTGATGCCGCACCAGCACCACTGGTTCCAGATATCTTTAATGTCTTGTTAAAGTTTTCTGTGATTAAGGCAAGACTTTCTGTTGAACTACCAGCAAAGGTCGATGACATTGCTAGTTTTTGGAATAGGTCAACAGTTCCGCCTAGATTACTGCCTGTTCGTCTTGCAGTGTCTGCTAGAACACCAAATGCTTGGTTGGCATTGTCTACACTGCCAGTGGCAAAGATTAACTTGTTGGTCATCTCCTGTGCATCACTGGCAATCTTGACAAACTGCTGTGCTAGACTAGATGCAAAATTAATACCACCAAGAGCAGCCAAGGCTTGAGTAAGACCACCTAAGGCACGCTGTGCCTGTCTATCATCAATTTCTACTTTAATTGTTTGTGTTGTGGTAGCCACTATCTCTTGCTCCTTATCTTTTGCATCTCTTTACGAGTTTCTTCTGCTTCCATTTTATAAAATGCCGCCCACCCAGCAAATTCTACTGTGGTCATTTCTAAAACAGAGGCTACTGTGAGACCCAAATCCTTTGCCAATCTATAGGCAAACAACAGATCTGGATCTCGTTTTAGTTTTTTTCTGCTTCTCCAACGCCTAAGTCTTCTGGACTTACTGCATTGATTTCACCAACAACACGAACTAGAACTTTTGGATCTACTTCGCTCATTAGTGTAGACTTATCAATGGTGTTAAACATCTTAGTGCCATCTTCATTGCGAGCCTTGATGATCAAACTTTCAACTAATGCCTCAACGCTTTTGCCTTGCTGTGTTAATTCTAAAATCTTGCCTTCTTCACGCAGATTGTTCACAGTTTTGTAATAGATCTTTGTTTCCCATTCAGGAACTTCTAGGCATTTCATTTCGCCTGAAATCTGATTACGAAAATGTGCTGTTGCTCGTTCTAATACTTTACTCATTTTTAATTTTTCCTTTTGATTGACTCTAAACTTGGTCCAACAATACCACGCGGTGCTTGTCGACTGCCACGCATACCTTTGTTGGTCATATGTCGTCCCTTATCTAGAACACCTATATAAGGAACATTGTTGGTAATTTCATAACCATTATTGGTCATACGATCTCTCCAACCGGCTTTTGCCCTACCAGTGTCCACAGGAGTCTTGCTACGGATTTCTGCGGTCAATGATTGTCCAAGTCTTTGGACTTCGCTCCTTATTTGGCCAGACAACCTTCTTTGAAGATTGCCTGGATCAACTACTGTAACCTTAAAGGTCATATTAACTTGCGTATGAACCTGTAGTTGTAAGTGTCAAGTCACCAGATCCTTGGAAACTGATACTTGCTTCAACTAGTCCGTCCATGGTGCTGTTTACTGTAACACCAGTAACAAGAATAGAACCGCTGAACCAAATGTCATTGCTGGCACCATCTTGCAGAACAAGTTTTAGGTTGCTAGTGCCTGAACCAACACCACTACCACTTGTATCACATAGGTTAGGATACACAGAACCAAATTCGCTTTCATCAAAATAGATGTCTGCTGAACCGCTCCATGAACTCATGCCTTTGACATAAGTGCGGACATCTGTGCCCATTGTGCTGGTTTCAATTGTATCAGATGTTAGTTCGATACTGAAGTTACGAACGGCAGCGAGGTCTGTGGATCCAATTCTCACTTTTCCGTCATTTCCTGTAAAAATTGACATAATTAATCTCCTTGATTGTTATCGTTGTCATCTTCCTCTGCGGGTTTAACGGCGGCACGGGAAGACCTCGCCGGTGGCTTGAGACGGATGACCTCTTCGCCCTGATTTGAATCTGGCTTTTTCCAACCAGCATCCAAATATTCTTTTAGTCTGCTAGATTTAACTAATCTAGCCTCTCCATTTTTGACTACACTTACTTTTGTCATTAGGTAGTTCCTCTAAAATAATTGTAACGCACTGTGACTTCAATTAAGAATTCAGCCAATGGTGGCATACGCTCTATAACTTCGATCCTAGTCACTTGTGTGTCTGTGACACCCTGTGTCTTTAGTTCAAGATTGCGATCTAGTTCTAATCTTTCTTCAATGGCTTCCAACAGTTGATTGCGTTTGGTGTCTAGGTCATTGCCACGCACATAGCAACGCACACCTACAAGGATTTCTCCTTGTCTGCGACCAAATGTAGGAGATCCCATGGTAATGGTTTCTCTGTTTTCTTCAATGAATGTGATTAGAACTGCAGGAAACTGCGTAATGGCAATTTCAAGAACATTGAAGGGCTCCCGGGTAACAAAACTAACACGAGGTTCTTCAACATCTCGTATTGCTGTTTCAATTTGTTCAATGATTTGTTGGCGTAGACTCATCGCTTAAGCCTCTGTAGATCACGACCTTGAACTTCTGTCTTATATTCATAGGTGCTGTCGCCATCAGC